TGAGCCTGTTATCGCGTGAGGACTTACGCCAATTACGTTGGCAGTTATTAGCCAGCCAGGCCAAAAATAAAACCGAGGAATCTCGGATATGTTACACCCTTAAAAACGTAAATAAAGAATTAGCCGTAAGGGCTCAAACAATTGTAAAAAATGAATCCCGAGAAACTTAATAACCTAATCTCCGAAACGTTTGGCACCCGAAACGAATTCGCCCTCAAAATGAAGGTTAGCCGTTGGACGGCCTACCGTTGGCTCGATAACCCCGAAAGGATGGATTTAAAAGCCCTTAAACGCCTCGCAAAGCTCACGGGGAAACCCTTAACCGAACTCGTTTAAATGGTTACTTTTTTACCCAAGCAAATTGAATGTCTTAACGCCCTCGGGTTAGATTCCCCCGCCGAGGTCGTTTTATTTGGCGGGGCCGCTGGCGGGGCAAAGTCGTTCACGGGTTGCGCGTGGCAAATTCAGCGGCGTTTAAAGTACCCAGGAACGCGCGGGCTAATTGGGCGGTCCAAACTTGACACCCTCAAGAAAACGACGCTAAAAACCTTTTTTGAGGTCGCTCAGCTATTCGGGCTCCGAGCGAATGAACATTACCAATTTAACGCACAGTCGAACGTTATAACGTTTTACAATGGCTCCGAAATAATTTTAAAAGACCTTTTTGCTTACCCCTCGGATCCGTCGTTTGATTCGCTTGGATCGCTTGAAATTAGCGACGCATTTATAGACGAATGTAGCCAAGTGAGTAAAAAGGCGGTTGACATCGTTAGGAGCCGTATCCGATATAAACTAACCCAATACAATTTAAGCCCGAAAACCTTGCTAACATGTAACCCGTCGAAAGGTTGGTTATATAACGAAATTTACGCCCCCTGGCGGGCTCAGAATCTGCCCGAGTTTATTTCCTTTATACCGTCCCGCGTTACTGATAATCCACATTTACCCCCAACTTATGCCGAAACGCTCGCGAGGTTGCCCGAAATCGACCGCAAAAGGTTATTGGAGGGGGATTGGGATTACGACGAAACGGCCGACGCCCTTTTTATTACCGACGATATCCTGAGGGCTTTTCGCGATCCTCAAACGGATGGGGAACTGTATATAACGGCCGACGTTGCGCGCCTGGGAAAGGATAGGACGGTAATCGCCCTTTGGCGTGGGTTGTCACTCATTCACATAACCGAACTCAGAAAAAAGAAAATCGACGAAACCGCCGCCGTTATTCGTGCAATGGCGGACCATCACAAAGTTAAACTCTCGAACGTACTCGCCGACGCCGACGGGCTCGGGGCGGGGTTAGTGGATGTTTTGAAATGTCGCGAGTTTCGCAACGGTTCCCGAGCCACCAAGCCCGAACGGTTCGTTAACCTCAAGGCTGAATGTTTTTTTAAGCTGGCTGAGTTTATCGAGCTCAATCGAATGGTATTCCCCCAGGGCCACCGCGACACGATCGTAAAAGAACTCGATTTAATCCGCCGCAAAAACCCCGATGGGGACGGAAAACTCGCAGTAACAGGAAAGGAGGAAATCCAACGAACTCACGGTATGTCACCCGATTATGCTGACGCTATCGCCATGCGAATGTTTTTCGAGCTTTTCCCCAATTACGGGCGGTATTCATACGCCTAAAAAATAGCTAAAACGCTGATTTTCAATAACCGATTTGTTAAAATTTGTTAAATAGTTGGATGTAGCAAAAAAGCAACAATATATTTGCTCAACAATTAAAAAACGAACCCAATGAACACAGTAACTACCGAAAGCATTTGCAACGAAATCGAAACATTAATTAACTGCCCAAAGTTTCGCGCCACTTGTGTAGAGGTTGCCAAAAAAGTAGGCATCACCGCTAAAGAGTGGAACGAAAATAAAGTTAACATCCTTTACATGTTCGCGACTCAGGTCGTTTGTAAAGGTTAATAAACCCCAGGGGCGCGACTGTAACGCGCATTTTTAAAACGCAACCCCTTAAACCCTTATAACATGTATCAGATCATTATTAAACACCGTCAAAACAACACCGCCCAAGTTCTCGAGTATGTAAAGCTCGGGCAATGCCTTAACTCATTCCGCGAAATCTGCGACTCCAAAGGCTATGAGTATGAATGGGAAGGCGATTTCCCAACCGCTGGCGGTATTGGCCACGATTACGACATTGAAGTTTATTTAAATATTTAAAACCCCTTAAAACCCTTTTTATTATGAAAACCATGACAATTGAACTCGAACGCCCCGCGACTATTGAAGTTATCGAATTCGAACTCCCTTATTTTGCTAAACATCTTAATTGCTATTACGCCGTAATTGACCCGCTCGAGGCCTTGCGCGTGTATAATTTCAGCTCCATAAAAGCGCCCATGCTTGACATCGTCCGCTCCTCGGCGAGCGTTAAACAGGCGTTTGCATGGGAAGCCGAACCCATCGACCGCGAGGAGTTCTTTCGCGTGTATAACGAGGCCCTGTTAGCGATTAACGAAATACGTGAGAAGCTATGAGACGCGCGGCCCGATTTGTAAAATATGCCGCGTGGACGCTGGCTATTTACGCCCTCCTCGAATACTGCGAGGAATTAAACCAATGTTTAGCGAACTTTTAAAACCCCTTAAGATGTACCCTTTGAACCCCGAAACCATGGCGCAAATCCAAAAGTTTACCCAGCGCCTTAACAGCCAGCCCGACCCGCTGAGCGTAGAACAAACCCCCGACCGAAAGGCCTCGACGGTAGTTATTAGTCACATCGAAATGACGCTCGACGAACTTTTTTTCGGCCAATGGAAAACCGAAAATTTTAAATGGAGCCCCATAGCCAACGAAATCCAAGGCGCCCTTGAGCTCGTTGTAATCCACCCCGTAACAGGCTACGAAATACGCCGTACGGGAGCCGCCTCGATAGTTATTATGGTGGATCGTGCGCCCGAAAACCTCGCGGGCCAGGAACGTAACCAATGGGCGTTAAACCCATCCAACAAAAAACCGAACGCCCTCGATATGGCATTCGGAAAGCTCAAAAGCGAATGTTTAAAGAACGCCGCCCAAAGCCTCGGGCCCATCTTTGGCCGTGACCTTAACAGGAAAAATAAGGACGTTTATAAACCATTCAAGATACCCAGCGCGGGCGAACTACCCGAGGCGCTTATATCACGCCTTGAGGTTGGCATCCTTAACGGTGACCCCCAAGCCGCTGAGGCTATCAAAGCCCTCGAGGCCCATCTAAGCCCCGAACAAAAAACCAATTTACAAACCCTTTTAATCCAAAAAGAAAATGGAAATTAACCCTTACCTCGCCGAATATATGGCGGGAGTTAACCAACAAACGGCCGCCTGGGATAAACTACGCCTCGGCCGCTTTACAGGCTCAGGAATTAGCGCCCTAATGACAGGCCCGAAAACCAAGGCCGCAAAGGAGGCCAAAGAGCTCAGCGAAACCGCTAAAAAATACATTTACGAGAAAGTTATGGAGGAGGTCACAGGCCAAAGCGCTAACGAGGCCACGTCTCGCGCGATCGACTGGGGGAATGAATGGGAAGAGCACGCGTTACTCGAGCTCAAAAAAGCCCTCGGGAGCCCTGATGAATCGACTGAACTCAAACCGTCGTTTAAACTGTTTAACGATTATTTTGGGTGCTCACCTGATGCGTTTATGATTGAGCCGAATTTCGGAGCCGTTGGGGTTGAAATTAAGTGCCCGTGGAACTCGGTTAACCACTATCTCCATTCCCAAGTTGAAACCGCCGAGGACCTAAAAAAAGTTAACCCCGATTACTACTGGCAGATTATGGGAAACATGTTAACCTTTAATCTTCCCGCGTGGATATTCGCCAGCTACGACCCGCGCCAACCTGAAAACCGCCGCCTTCATTACGTCGTAATCGAGGCCGAAATCGACGCCCTTAATGAACTTTGCGAGCGCATGGAATCCGCCCACCGCTATAAAGAATCAATTAAAACCGCTTGGGTAAATGCTTAATAACTACGTTACTAAATCCCTTTTCGTATTCCTGAAGGAAAACGAGGAGGCCCGCGATAACATGATTATTTGTGTTAAGCATATCCACGACCTCGAAATGACGGTCCTATCAATACCGCGTGAGGATTATTATAACGCATTTTTTAGCGAGCGCTTGAGTTCCGTTAAAACCATCGATCGCATATGGCGGAAAATTCAGGAAGATATCCCCGAGCTTAGGGGCTCCGAATGGGAAGCCCGCCAGGCTCAAAGCGGCCGTATTGAAATCGCCGACCTCAGTTATTTAAAAAATCAATTAAATCTATTCTAAAATGAAAAAAAACAACACTTTTGCCCGAATTCACAAAATTTACGACGTCTTAAGCCGCGGCGGCTTTTTTTCTTCTCAGGAAATTGCCGAAATAACAGGCGAGCCAAAGGGAACGATTAGCCCGCTTTTGAGCGCGTTAGTTGCTACGAAAAACATTGTTAACGATCGCGGGCACGGTTACAAATGCGACTATTTCCATAAGGATTTAAAACAAATCGCTCAAGACATTGCAAAGTATGAAAAGAGCCGCCGCCAAATAATACAGGGAAAGAGAAGGGCAAAAATGAAAAAGCTACGAAACCTCGTCGATAGCGTGGCCAATGAAAAACCCTATGAATTTACGCCAGCGCAATTAAGCATCGACGTCGAAAAAAGTTTTAAAGACCTGGCGGAAACGTTAAAAGATAATAATTGGGATTTTCAGCGGGTGGATGCTTACCATATTGAGGAGGCGGTTAAGCTGTTGAAAAGTCACGGCTATAAAGTTTTGAAACCGACGACGGAATTTAAAGAGATTTAGTATTATTGCGTCGCTACTCAGTAATGAAAACATTTATAAATCCCACCGTTACCGTAATGCCATTAGCACATCCGTGCGCTGGGTAGCCGTTGCGCGTGGCGGTGGGTTTATCTTAAATGAAAAAATCTTTTATTCTCTACATTGATTCGCTCAATATTTTGAGCAATCTAAACACCCAGCAAGCGGGCGAGTTATTTATAGCGATTTACAATTATCATTTAACGGGCGAAATGCCAACCGAATTTTGGATAAAGCTGGCGCTAACCCCCTTCATTAACCAATGGGAGCGCGATTTAGAAAAATGGGAACGCATTGCCGAAATAAGAAAGGAAAACGGCCGAAAAGGTGGGCTCAGCAAATCCAAGCAAATGCTAGCAAATGCTAATTTAGCTAACGAGGACTTAGCAAACGTAGCGGTAAATGTAAATGTAAAGGGTAATGTAAAGGGTAATGGTAATGTTACTCAAGAAAAAAAGTCTATAAAAAAAGAATTTACCCCGCCAACCCTTGAGGAGGTAAAAACTTGGTTTATCGAAAACGGTTCCACCGCTCAGGCTGGCGCCAAAGCGTGGCAATATTATACCGATGGGGATTGGGTTGACTCCAAAGGGAACCCCGTTAAGAATTGGCGCCAAAAAATGCGCGGGGGGCGCTGGCTTGAGGATAAACCAACCGCCCAAACCAAACCCGAGGAGGTTTATCGGTCGCTCGATCGTGAATTGGTCCCAGGCTCAGACATCCTTTACAAATATAACCCCCACGGATA